ATGAATTACTACGAGCATCACATTGGAGATTACGCAGAAGCAACCGCACATCTCACCTTTATCGAGGACGCCACTTATAGTCGCCTGATCAGAAAGTACTACGCTACAGAAAAACCACTTCCAGCCGATGTGAAGATCGTCCAAAGATTAATCAATGCCAGGTCTAAAGAGGAAAAAAATGCAGTGGTCTCAGTCCTCAATGAATTTTTTAATCCAACAGATGATGGTTGGCGACAAGAGCGCTGTGACCATGAGATCACTCGCTTTAAAGATCGCCAATTTAAAGCTAGACGTAGTGCAGAAGGTCGTTGGCAGTCGTCTTCAGCAGAGCAAATACTGTCAGACAGTACCCCTAACTCGGTATGCGATCGCAATGCGAACGCATTGCCAACGCTATGCTCACCAAACACCATACACCAGTCACCAAACACCAATCTCCATACCCCAGACAAACAAAACAATAGGGTCGAAAAGAAAAATGTTGGGGTGACTGAGCAAACCTCAGTTCAGATAATTGAACTCTTTGCGAAGGAGGGTATCAACATACCCTTTGATGATCAGCGCATTAAAGAGATGGTGCTGTTGAATATTTCAGAGAAGGAGATAACTGAGGCCATCTTGCAGGCCAAAGAGACGAGAAGACGTGCGTCAAGCATCACACCTATCAACGTGGGATTTGTGCTTGCCATTGTGAAGGGAATGCGAAGAAATAGTCAAACTACTGATCCAGGTGAGGATATCTGGTGGAAAAGTAATGAAGGGATAGATGGCAAAGGAAGAGAGCTAGGCATGCTAGCTCAGGGCTCTGAGAGCTATGACGCATATAAAACCAGAATCTTCGCAGAACTACGCAAGCGTCAGGAGGCATCCAATGCAAGCTAAGCAAGTAAGCCAAGCCATGGTTGGCATTATTGATCGGCCAGATATGGAAGACTTTCCGATAGGTTCAGTTGTGAAGACGCCCAGTGGGCGTGTAGGTACAGTGGTAAAACACCGAGGCGCCCAAAGCCGATTCGACCTATTTCAAAGAATCATCATTGAGTTTGAAGACCCCATCGGTGATTCAGTTGCGTTGCAGCCCCATCTTCTGACAATGATCAAGTTGCCATGATTGAAAACAATCAAAAGAAATCAAAGGGAGGTGCAAGGGTTGGGGCAGGTCGAAAGATCGGCAGCTTAACTAAGCGAACTCGTCAGATAGCTGAAGCTGTTACAACCCAAGGAATCACCCCATTAGAAATCATGATGAATGTAATGCATCAGCTATATGAGCATGCGAGCAATGTGCGTCAAGAGGATCTTAGTGACAAAGAGTCGGCAAATGAAGTCCGAATTAAGCTGCTGAATATGGCCGCCACCGTTGGAAGGCATGCAGCTCCTTATGTGCATCCACGCCTATCTGCAATTGAGCATACGGGCAAAGATGGCGCCCCCCTACAAAGTGGCGTGCTAGTTGTACCAAGCGCCATGAGTGTTGAGGATTGGGAGCGGGCAGCTCAGCCAAAACACTAACGTATTAAAAAACCAATGAAAACAATCTGGGCACCATTACCTGGAAGCCAGACCCTGTTTCTGACTTGCCCTGTCTATGAGGTATTACTTGAAGGCACCAGGGGAGGGGGCAAGACCGACACCTTGCTCATGAGCTATGCCCAGCATGTAGGTAGAGGCTTTGGAGATCATTGGCGCGGAACACTCTTTCGCCTAACGTACCCACAACTTGCAGATGTAGTGGCCAAGAGTAAGCGCTGGTTCTATCAAATCTTCCCGGGCGCCAAGTTCAATGAATCTGATTACGTATGGAAGTGGCCCACTGGAGAGATGCTGTATTTCCGTTATGGAGCTAACGAGGACGACTACTGGAATTACCACGGCCATGAATACCCATGGCTAGGGTTCGAGGAGTTAACCAACTGGCGAAACCTTTCTTTCTATGAAGCAATGCATTCCACCTGTAGATCATCGCATCCCGGCATGCCAAGAATGGTGAGAGCTACCTGTAATCCATTTGGAGTGGGCCACGCCTCGGTGAAGGAGCGATTTCAGATTGGCGCAATAGCTGCTGGGCAGATTATTAGGCAAGAGGGCGCGCTGCCTAGGGTCAGAATTCATTCGACGATTTACGAGAACACTCATCTACTAAAAAATGACCCAAACTATTTGATGAACCTAGAGTCGCTAAGCGATCCAAACAGACGTAGAGCATGGCTAGAGGGAGATTGGGATATCCACGTGGGAAGTTTCTTGGAAGGCGTATGGCAGCCTTCTAAACACGTTATAGAACCCTTCGCAATTCCACCAACGTGGAAGGTATGGCGATCTATGGATTGGGGATATGCCAGACCATATGCCGTTTACTGGTTTGCTTTATCTAGCGATGGAGTCTATTACCTCTGGCGTGAGCTCTATGGTTATGGGGACAAAGAAAATACTGGTACAAGGGAAGATGCAACGGTAGTTGCCGAGAAGATTAAGAAGATAGAAATTCACGATCAACGCCTTGGTTATGAATACCGCATGAATCTAGCTGACCCATCCATCTTTTCTAAGATAGGTGCAGAGCGATCCATTGGTCAGATCTTCAGGGATAAAGGAGTTAAATGGACTGAAGCCTATAACGCCCCAAGGAGCCGTGTAAACGGTGCTCAAGAAATCATCCGCCTATTGGCAGAAGGAAGACTAAAAGTATTCAGCACCTGTAAACACTGGCTAAGAACTATTCCTCAGCTACCACCAGATTCATTGAACCCCGAAGATGTAGATACCGATGCTGAGGATCATGCTTGGGATGCGACTAGGTATGGGGTGATGAGAGCACGAAGAGTGACGGAATAATTAATAAAAAACTAACTATGAAAGTAAAGATGATGGCCTTGTACGTATGAAGAAATTAGTTCGTAATGCTTAGATTGGCCGTATTCATGTCTGCTCCAAATAATATTTGCTAGAGCATCTACAAATTGCAAGCCAAGAGAATTCTTACTTTCCCACGGGGTTGTATTTAATTTAGTGCTTGCTCCAAGGCCCGCTAGTTCTGTTCTTAAGTAGTCATTTAATGAGTTTTTTAATTCCACGCTAACAGTTCTGGCATCGGGAATGAAATTGACCTCCTCATGCTTACTCATCTCACTCAATAGTAGTAACTTGACCATATAGTTGTATAAGCCATTGGGATGAGCCTTAAAACCATCATTAACATTCTCTTTTTTAACGGTCATCGAGAAGAAATTTATCTGATTGCTTGAAGTCTTAATTTCAACTAATTTAGTTGCAAATAAAGCCCACTCCTTAGAGGAAAGGTCGGTCGACTTAAGTTCATTTTTGGAGGCGCGTTTTCGGGATTTATAAAACCCACGAATTACTCTTTCCAGCTTTGGCTCATCCTTTTGGTGCTTTATAACAGCAGCTGCAATTGTTAAGTATCGACTTGAACCGCCACGCTTATAGTCGGCATCAAACTTCCAACCTAGGTCACCGCTTTCATCGAGATAAATAGTTGTCATGAGTTCCAAAAAGAAAAAGCCCTTATTTAAAAGGGCTTTAGGAGTAGGTGCGGTACCCAAACTTGACGCGTTTAAAACGCGCTTACGATGGTGACGAAATTTGTCGCAAGCTACTTGGGTGTTTGATTACTTATACCGCTTCGTCATTGGATTAATTATCCATGTTTTATGAATTCAAAGTCAAATCCACTGCTAAATCATGGTTTTAGGTGCCGCAAATAGAGGTTGGTGACAGCACTTTGCATATAAATTCAATATAAATTCTTTGTATGGAGGGCGCCAATATATAAATGTGACGTGCCCCAAGACTCCAAAGCTCTTCAACAAAAGTGGAACGCCCGCATTAAACATGCGCGCTCTCACTGGTCCACCTTTCATAAACGAGTAAAGCACAACCGCAATACTGTCGCTGGGTTTAACTGGAATGCAGATCCCACTGGTAAAGAGTTCTACACCCTAAGAGCCAACTTAATCCACGGAACTATCTCAGCAGTCCTGCCTAATGTGTATGCACGCAACCCAGAGATCTCAATTACCCCAGCCCATGCGGGTGCAGAGATCAAACTCTTTTGCAGCACTCTAGAAAAAGTAACTAATAGGGCGCTGGAGCATGCCCAATTAAAGAATCGAGCTAAGTCCACAGTCAGGGCTGCATTGACCTGTAGCTTTGGAATCCTAAAAGTGATGTACCAAAGGAATATCCATGAGGATGCTTATATCCAGGGACGTATTAATGACGCTCAGGAGAACTTGCTATCCATTGAGGAGCTTGAAAAAGATCTCCAAGACAAAGACCAGGCCAATCAGCATGATGTCAAGAGAGCTGAGCTAGAAGAACTCATTAGATCGTTACATGAACAATCCGAGGTGCAATCTGCTGAAGGTCTTGTGATTGATAGGGTGCTTACAGAAAACCTCCTCATTGACCCATCCATATGTGAGTTCTGGGATTACACAGATGCAGACTGGATGTGCCAGGTCATTCCCATGAAAAGATCGCAGGCTGAGGCTCTGTATAAAAAGAATCTCGCCAATGCCAAGATCTACCAACCAGGGCAGGGCGAGCCATCGCACAAGAAAGCAAGACGCTTAGCCTCAATGCAGTTAGAAGCAGGCCCGGTTAGCGATGATCAACAGATTGCGGTGCTAGAGATCTGGGATAGGGTAACTCAGTGCGTATACACAATGGTGGAGGGCGCGACCGATTGGCTAAGGGATCCTTATACGCCACCTAGGGCTGGAGAGCGCTGGTATCCATTTTTTCTATTGCCGTACCAAGTGGTTGATGGTCAGTTTATTGGTCCAAGCCTGGTCGATCTAACCGAACGACTACAAGATGAACACAATGAAGCGAGGGATCGCTTCAATCAGCATAGAGATCTTTGCATTCCAGGATGGGTAGCTTCAGCTGATATTAATGAGAAGACCATCAAAAAGCATTCGGATTCTCGATTTGGGGAGATCACCATCGTTGATACGGAAGGCAAGCCCCTAAATCAAGTCATTATTCCTAGAGGGCACCCAAAGATAGATCCGATTGTCTATGACACCAGCGCAGTGCGTTATGACTGGGAGCAAGTTACAGGCTTGCAAGATGCAGCAAGGTCTACCGTAGTAAGACCCAAGACCGCTACTGAAGCCAATATTCTGCAAAGAGCCTTATCGGGACGCGTATTTGAATTCAAGGACCAAATAGAGGATTGGTTGCAAGAGATCGCGCAATACAGCGCCCAGGTTCTGCTTCAGGAGCTCTCCAAAGAGCAGGTGGAGCGTTATGTGGGCGCGCCAATCATTAAAAAAACTATGGTTGATGGCCAGATCATCACGACTAAAGAGAAAACATACGACTGGCCAGAACTAACTAAAGAGCGAATCTTTGAGATGGTTGACCTACGTATCAGGGCTGGAACAACGGGTTCGCCTGATGGAATTGAGGAGAAGGAAGGCTGGTTAAAAGTACTGCCAATGATTACAAATTTATCCATTCAAATGCAAAACCTACAAGCAAGAGGGATGGATTACGAGCATATCCGTAGCCTCCTACAAGAGACTCTCTTGCGATATGACGATCGCATCGATTCAAATCTATTTATACCTAAGATTGAAAAGCAAGCCCCTGGATATAGAGATATTTCAATGAATTGGCAATGGGAAGTAGATAGGGAAAAACAAGGAAAGCATCAATATTTAAAAGAGGAGATAGTAGATGACACAAGAAGTGAAAAACTTTAGCTCTGGAGTATTAACTAATGGGGGTTTAATACAAAAAGAGCAAGAGCGCGAAGCTAAGCGCCAGCAAGAGCAGTTGCGTAAAGAGGCTGAAGAGAAAAGTGCAGCAGAAGCTGTTGCCAGACGCATCAAGGCAAGAGAAGAGCGCGCCTTAGAGAAGGTAGAGCAAGAAGCGCAAGCTAAGGCCAAACAATTGGCTGACGAAGAGCGGCGTAGAAAAGCCGATGAGAAGTTGGCTCAAGATGAAGTGGCAAGACTACAAGTGGTTGCCGCAAAGGAAGCGGCTAGATTAGAGAGGCAGAAAGACCTTGAAAGAAGACTTGCAGAAAAGGCAGCGCTCCAGCAGCAAGAAGAAGCTAAGCGCAAGACTCATCAAAAGCCTGTTGTCTTACTTGATAGCCTAAGTAAAGAGCCGGAGACAGGGGGGCAGAATCCAACACAAGAGCCAGAGGCGGAAGAGGAAAGTTTAGAGCCCGTCTTTTCGCTAGCAAAAGGCGAAGTGCTTGTACCAGCTGAGATACCTTCATTGATAACCAATCCCCAGCCAGATCCAATAGTTGCTAGAGACATCGGTGAACTATTGCCACCTCCCGTTGTGCTTACTGTAGGAGCTGAGCCGCAAGCACCCGTTCAGGTGGAGAGTGGTAAAGAGTTAATTGAAAGAGTCTTAAGTGCGACGGAGGAGCTATCCAAGGAGCAAGCGAAGGAAACGGTACAACCCAATCGTAGTGAAAACCGATTTCAAAAGATGGCTAATACCAATCGCGATCTTGCCAAAGAAAATGATACCCTGAAGTCAAGGGTAGAAGACCTTTTAGATAAGTTGCATAGCTATGAGATTGAAGGTGAACTCGTAGGTAGCATGATGGAATCTGTTGAGAGAAGTAAAAAAGAGAGGTGGAATGAAAAGCCAGGTCAGTCTTATCCCAACAAAGATCAGTTATATATTGTTAAGGAGGCTAAGCAGGAGATGCTTAAGTACCTATCTACTAGACAGGGCGAGGTAGACCATTGCTACAAGTCCGAGCTCTTTGCGAAATACATGGAAGATCCCTTTTATATGAATGTATTTGTGCAAAACCATGGAGTATTTGAATGGTGGCCGGTGATTGAGTCCATTTACAACTCAATCGGTTTGCCAAAACAAGACTGGTCTAAGGTAAAGGTTGCGAGTTATACCCCGCAACCCATTAGAGCAAGAACCGCTACCTTGGGCGCACCTGTAGCAAGCTCCGAACAACCCATGGATCGCATAGCTCAGCATCTTGGCAATATGGGGATCTAAGATGAGTCGACCACGTAATTCCGTCAAGGGCGCACCTTTGGTGCGGCTTGCGAACCCTTGATGGGCACGACTAAAGAAACGCTCTTTTATGCCCAAGGTGGCGCAGTAACACTTTGGGCATAAAGACAATAGGCGAGCAATAAAACAAAAACCCCAGAAATATCCAATTCCCGCCCAAACCAAACCAATAATGAATACATGTTGCAAAGGTTCATGCCAATGCTACTGATTCATCCCTCGCGTTACAGCTAGAGTCGCGCCTAGTAGCGTAGCAATGGATAGGTTCACGCACTATCAATCGGAATGAATCTAACTAATTCATAAATATAGATAGGGGTGGCATATGCCAATTTCAAATACAGACTTGCAAGAGTTAGCGAAGGTCTCCTTAGACGAGTACTTACGCAATCTTCCAGTCGACCAAATAGCTGTAGAGAGGCCTTTCCTTAAAAAACTGATGGAAGGGCGTAAGAGCCTATTAGGCGCAAAGCAGAACGTAGTAGAGAACATCCGTAAGGAGCATGGAAGTAACTTCACCTGGGCATTCGGAGAGGAGACAGTCAAGTTCAATAAACGCAATACCACCGAACAAGCCTCATTCCCATGGCGCAGGGCTGTTGATGGGCTCTATATCGACTATGACCGCTTATTCAGTAACGGGATTAAGGTCAGAGAAGGCGGAGCGCGAGGCTTTCAGCTCGAATACAACGAGCGCGTACAACTGATTAATCTGCTAGATGAGCAGTTAGAGGTCCTGCGAGAAGGTTTTCTCAATAAGTTAGATCTTGAGTTGCACCGTGACGGCTCACATGGGGCAGATGCTGTAGTTGGCTTGGATAGCCTTGTTAGCTTGGCACCAGATGCTGGTACTGTGGGTGGCATTGATCGAGCTAAAGCAAGTTACTGGCGTAATTACGCTGTAAAAGATATTGCTTCAACAGCGCCGGGTAACTTGGTAGGCGAGATGGAGACCGCATGGCGTCAATGTATCAAGCATGGCGGCAGTCCTGATTTCATCATTGCGGGTGGAAAGTTCATTGATACCTATCGCAAGCAAGTGACTGTGACTCAAATTGCTGGATCTGGTGAGACCAAATACATCGATGCTGGCGTAGGTGCAGGTGTAAATACTGGCTTAGCCTTTAAGGGCGTGGAGATCATCTGGGACCCCCAGTTTGATGAGCTCGATGCCATGGCCAATAGAACGGTTGAGTGGAGCAAGCGCTGCTATTTCTTAAATACTCGTTTTATGAAGCTGCGCGATGACGACCTAGATATCGTTGCCCCAATTCGGCCGCACGACACGCTAGCCATGTATGCCATGGTGAACTTGCGCTGCGCCTTATCCATTTCACGAGCTAATGCCCATGCGGTATTGGCAATTCAATAAGGAAAAGACAAATGAATACAAAAGAACTCATTCATAGTGACTTCCAAATTAAAGAGGTGGAAGCGGTAGTGCGTAGAGATGCATTTACGACTATTCATGTGCATGTTCCGCCGTATGAGACCAACATCCTGCGAAATCTATTTGGGCGCGAGAACGTCACGGTGTTCGAGCGCCCATCAAAGACCACGATAACTCCAGAACAGGAGTACGACCGTCTGTGTGCCAAGTATGGCCATGAAGTAGTGGCCAAAGTCTTTGGTGAAGATGATGGAGATCGCTTGATGCAAATAGTAGAAGGTTTAATGACTGAAGGAAAGCTCACAGCTCAAGAGCAAATATTAGAAAAAGCTCTCGAACCAGAGGTAATACAAGAAAGTAAAGGAGCCAAGAAACGCTAGCAACAGGGAAGATCACCGCTAGCGGCCAGTGTTTGGGTGCGGCTGTGGGTGTTGAAGTAATGATGGTGTGTGGGCGCGCTTAATTGCGCCCCACTGCCAACATATCCCAGGTGGTTGTGGGGCGGTGACTTAAAGAATAGATACAAGAATGCTTCCAATAATTACTTCTCTAGTGCAAACCTTGGCTGTCAATGGCCTTGGCTTGCTTGCGGGCGCGGTTCAGGCTAAAGGTAAAGAATTTATTGAGAGCAAGATTGGGGCGCGTATTCCAGAGAATCCCAGCCATGAGGACCTCATCAAGCTCAAGCAGCTTGAGATAGAGCAAGAGCAGCTTCTTTTGCAATACACGCTTAAGCAAAAAGAATTGGAGATAGAGGAATCCAAGCTTCTTACCGAGATGCATCGAGCTTCTCAAGAAAATGCCACAAAGCGCTGGCAATCAGATATCGGAAGTGATTCAAAGTTATCAAAGAACATCAGGCCAGGAACGCTTGTCTACATCCTGACAGCTTATTTACTTTTCGCATTGCTCTCAGCCATGGGCATCGATATCAATGAGGCCTATGTGAAGCTACTGGGTGAATGGGGGCAGCTAGTGATGCTTGCTTACTTTGGAGGGAGATCAGTAGAGAAGATCTTTGAGATGCGCATGCATGTCCCAAATAAAAGAGAAGAGCAGGCATGAGCGGTTTAGTAGCAGAGCAAGCCGCATTCTTAATAGATGTCAGCCGCCTTATCCAGTTTGCAACAGCCGAAGGCTGGGTAGTTACAGGAGGAGAGCTTTGGCGATCTCCAGAGCAACAAGAGATCTATTTCAAAAGCGGTAGATCAAAGACTATGAATAGTAATCACCTTAGGCGCTGCGCTATTGATCTGAACTTCTTTTGGAAAGGAAAACTTGTTTGGGATAAAGAGCTTATCCGTACGGTTGGTGAGTATTGGGAAAGCCTAAGCCCCAAGAATAGGTGGGGTGGGAACTTCAAAGGGTTTGTGGATGTCCCACATTTTGAAAGAGCTACATAAGTAGGGCTTAAGGGATCAGCAATGTTACGAGTTTAGATGCAAGAGACATTCTAGATATATAGTTACTCAGTACCTAAAATAAGGTTTTATATGAGTGACTTCAGGCAAATATGGGCAATTGAAAATTTGCGCCTGGCTTGGCAGCGAATTAGATCAAATCCAGATAGGGCATATAAGTCATATTTCAGGGATTCATATACCGCCTATGCCATTGCAAGTGAAGCACAACTCAACCACCTACAAAATAGGTTGCGTCGAGGTATATATGGGCCAACTGATGCCTGTAAGATTTATTTCCCAAAGCCGTCAGGAGTTTTGCGCCCATATTCGCTGTTATGTGTAGAGGATCAAATTGTTTATCAAGCGATAGCAAATATCATTGCCGAAAAATTAGTACCTCATGTTAAATCTAAATATGAGAAAGAGGTGTTTGGTCACTTATATGCAGGCATGAAAAGCCCTTGGTTTTACAAGAGATGGTCAGAGGGCTATAGTGCTTTTAATAGTGCATCTGAGGCAGCATTTAATGCTGGCTATGTTTGGACTGCAAGTTTCGATCTAACCGCCTTCTATGACAGCATTGATCATCATGTATTGCGCCAAATGCTTGCGAGGATTGGTGTAACGAATGACTTGGTTGAGTTCTTAATACAGTGTCTAACCAAGTGGACGGCTACGGCTACGCAAATTTACCATAATCATGGAATACCTCAGGGCCCGTTGAGCTCTGGGTTAATAGCCGAGGTTGTTCTTAAGCACTTTGATGAAAATCATCGCATTAATTACAAGGTTGCATATCTTAGATATGTTGATGATATTAGGTTATTTGCAAAAGAAGAAAAACATCTGCGATATTCTTTAGTTAAGCTTGATAGATTAAGTAAAGACGTAGGGTTATTTCCACAATCGAGCAAAATTGATATCCATCAAGTTGGCAATATCCATGATGAGCTCAAAAGTATTAGTACGCCTTATGAGGCATTGTTTTTAATGCCTTCTATAAATCAATTGTCCCTTAGAAAATCAATTGCAGAGCTTACACCAGGCAAGAGGGGTTATATCGTATTGAACCCAACGCGTTTTAAGTTTTTAGTTGCATCCGCTACAGCATCAAACCAGCTAATGGATAGGTTGTGGAAAGTGTTTGATCGTGCCCCACACTACTATCCACAGGTTGCTAGTCACTTGAGTAAATTTAAGGTCCTGTCTGACAAGCAGGCTAAGAGATTGTTATTGGAAATTGAGGCACAGGATATCTATCCAGCTGTGCGGGCAGCATTGATTAACTCAGCCATTGGAAGAATTCCGTCAACATATTTGGCTAGATTTAGAACAATTTGTAAAAATTTATGGCAACCAAAGTTTCATCAGCCTGATTTATCAAATGCTTTGTGGAGTTGGCTCCAGGATAGATCTGGACTTACATTAGCTCAACAAAAATATGGTTTAACTAAGGTTCGCCCAGATTGGCTTTTGGCATCAATGCACTATAAAACAAGATGGCTTGAGATTGATGCAGTTGATCGCGCCAATCTTCTTAACACCTCATTGAGATCTAAAAGTGCTGATGTGGCTCTAGCAGCGGCCTGGATTGCAGCATTTTTGGAAACTTCAATAAGGGGCCCCTCTAAAGAATTAAATCCCCAAGCGGTAATTTTATTAAAGGAACTTGGTGTTCTGAAGCGTGCCGGCTCATTTGTCTGTGGAATTCGAAAATCTATTTATGAAATGACTTCGATGGATATTCCAATTGATTGGAGGTCTATTTTTGGGCCAAATTATAAAAAAGCAGAGGCTCAGATTGTCAGCTCAAAAGGTTATTTTGAGACAAGTGCTACGGCATGGGTGAACTCAATGGATGCATTTAATGATTGGCTGCTTGATTCTTTATATAAGGTTGATCCATCACTTGGTTTTTATAAATTGGGAGATGTGGGTAGCGTGATGAATAGTAAAAAGATGAAAATAAAGTACCCCTTGTTACATCGATATTTCAATGAAATTCATGACCGCAGATACTTAAGCCACTTGTCGCATGCCGTTGTGAGGGCTAATCAGAAACCTACTCGGGCCATTAAGTTTGAGTGGCTGAAAACAGGATCTCGACATTTGCGCAATGCCATGACCGAACTTCACAGATGCGGGTACTAGTTTAGAGTTAAGCCACCTTCTTTGCCAACTCAATAACCTCAGCCCCATTCTGCGCTTGAGCTAGTTTATCCCCCCACCACTTATACAACCCAACCCGCTGCGTAAACCGTTCACCACGATCATAGGCTCTTACAACCTCATTTCCATGTGCATGATCAAGGGCTAGCTCAACAACATCTTGCTCAAACCCATTATCCCTGGCTAGGGTAGAGAACGCACTGCGCCAGCCGTGAGGAGCATGTTTACCCGACATGTTGAGCGTTACTCGATAGGCCTTTTCTAGGCTCTCACGACTTATAAATTGATTACCCGTTGGAGATGGAAATACATAACCTTTTCTTCCAAATAACTTTCCCCATTGCTTCAGTTCCGCAGTAATTTGCGGACCAAGGGGGATACGGTGATCACCAACACGTGTGTGATCTTTCATCTTGGCACGAGGTATGACCCAGACGGGAATATCCGCATCTAGATCAAACTCTTTCCACTCTGCTTGCACAACATTACTAATACGAGTTGCGCTAAATGCCAGAAGGCGATGCGCTGCTCTAACTGATGGGGAGAGACGCGCAGTATCTGCGGCGCGTAAGAGGGCGCCTAATGATTTCCAATCCAGCAATGCAGGCATCCGCCCATTCGTTTTCTTCCTAGGAAGAATTTCTTTTACGGGCGCGGCCGAGTTAATTTCACACAATCCTTTTGCCTGTGCATAACGAAAAACCCCGTTGAGATGTTGCAAGATTCTCGTGGCAGTCTCTAAAACATCGCGCTTGTTAATCGTTTCAATAGCTTTAGCGATGACAGAGGGCGTGATGCTTTCAATAGGAAGCGCCCCCAGAGATTTATAAACATCCCGCTCAAAAGCCCTCTTGGATTTCGTGAAGTGGGTTGCGCTCCATTCTTTCTCTTTCATGCAGAACCATTCCTCAGCTATGGCCATGAAGGTGTTGTCGCTATGGGCCGCCGCTTGGGCCTTATTAATTCTTCTGGCTATGACAGGGTCCTGACCCTTGGAAAGAAACTTCTTGACCTCATTGAGCTCGAATCTAGCGTGCGCCAAACTATTTTGGGGGTAGGTCCCAACGGTGTAACTTTTTTCCTTGCCTTCAATGCGGTATTTGATTCTCCAAGAGGCAGTTTTGGCTGGAGTGATAAGTAAATAAAGGCCTCGTCCATCCGCAAGCTTGCTACCAGGGGCTGAGCGGGCGATGAAACTCTTGATCCCTTTATCCGTAAGCTTCCCAGAAATACCCCCAACCATGTTTTTTATCCCGTTTGATTTCGCCTGAATGCCCCCAATAATACCCCCAGCACATTTGGATACAGCGAAATTTAGAAAGACCACAATGGACGTACAGCCCTTTATCTATAAAGAAAAACGCCACCCTGGTGGGTGGCGTTGGACTATTACAGACTTAAAAATGGTGGAGTCGGCGGGAATCGAACCCGCGTCCGCAAATCCTCTACAGCAAGTTCTACATACTTAG